GCGCCTGCAGTTGTGTGACCAGAGAGGTAAGACAGTACGTCTGAGTCCATTGCGTCTGCCATTTTATATGCAGCACGATCAGCGGCCAAAGATGTGAAGTCTACGTTTGCAAACTGCTCTTCAATGTCATCCATCTTGAATGCAAAGTAGTTAGCTTTGTCGATGGTGAGCGAGAAGTCAGAGTCATCAAGCTTCTCTACTGAGATGCCTGTGTGACGCTGCAAAGAGTTGACGGTTACGTCTGGCTCTTTTTGAATACGAACAGTGTCGCCTTGGTTTGCAATCTCTCCAAAGTAGGAGTTGTTTGTGATTGCGTTAGTAACAGCAGAGCGCCGTAGAGCGATCTGTGCTTGTTTGGAGTAGATGATCGGGGAAAAGTTCCCGTCAAACCCACCACCAGCGGTTCCAATAGCCATAATAATTCTCCTTATAGATATGGCGTGAGAGATAGACACTACATATCCACTAAAGAGGCTCTTCTTAATAGGGTAGTCAGCGTTGCTCTAAGGATGGCCGTCCGTTGAGCGCTGGGCCTATAATCTGAGGTAGTTCTTTTTTGTGGCTTTAGTGCTTAGTGAAAAGCATATACAGGCAGTTAATACCTGACACTGTACATACCTATAGTTTTATCTACATTTGTAGATTTGTCAAACTATTTCTTTGAGATATCATAAATAAATCTACCATTGCGCTGGGCATCAAAGATTTCCTCCATGCGCTTTTCGTATTCTTTCATAGACATCTTTTCTACCATTGATTCTGATAAGTACTTAGAAGAGTCATCTGTATCAGGCGTAGCTCTTCCTTTGGCCTTAACTGAAGATGCAGCAGCTTTGTCTGAGCTACTAGACTTACTGGGCTTAATACCCTTATCAGACTTATACAGATCAATAACTCTTGCTACAGACTTAGCGTCTTCACTATTCTCATAGAGTGCATCCTGTACAACCTTAGGCTGCTGCTCTGCCCAAGAGTGAAATGCATCATCTGCACGAATTTCTTGGAAGTCAGGGTGCATAGATATTAACTCAGCTTCTGCCTTCTCACGTTTAGCAGAGGTACGTAGTTTTTCTATTTCTTTTAGCCGCCCATCTAACTCTGATGAACGCTCACTAGCTTTTTTATCAGCTATAGCTTCTACAATACCTGCAACGTCTGGGTATTTCTTAGCCCAAGCATCCACCTCATCCTCTGACTTAGGAAGTACTAACTCATTCTTGGTAGCTAGTTCTAACTGAGATTTTAGTTTATCTAGTTGTGACTGAAACTCTTTTTCTTTTTCTTGCGTATGTCTACGTAGATCACCATAGCGTTTCTTAAAGTTCTTTTCTTCAGGACTTAGATCATCTTCTTGTGTTTCTGCTTTGGGTTCTTTTTCTTGTTGGGTATCACTATCTGTCTGTACTTTGGGTTCTGAAGACTGTGTGCTACTGGGTTCCTCTTGTGTAACTTCTTCTTCCTCTGTTTCATCTTGTGTAACCCCTGCTTGTTTAAGCAGTTCTTTTAGTTCTTCTTCATCCCGTTGTACACGAGATACATTACGATTGTGAGACATTGAGTCCGTCTGGATTGCTTCTGCCATTATCTTTCCTTATGTTGGGGCCAGCATTATTGCTAGGTAGCCTTATTATTATATGGTATTTAGTTTTGCTTAGTCAAAGTAGCCAGACTTACTTCCTGCTGTGCTACCTTTTTTAGTTTGTGCACCAAGTCCAGAATCTTTGTTACGATCATACGCTTCTCTGGCGCGTTCCATTGTATCGCGTAAATCATCACCTGATCTATCTCTGTCAATAGAATCTTTAGCACTAATCTTTGCTGCTAGAGAATCTAGCTTACTCTGACGCTTTGCTTGTTTTTTAGTCATCCGCTTTTTGATTTCCTCACGGCGTTCCTCCGCAATCAGATCATCTTCAGAGGCTAAGAAGCTAGAACCACCATCTGAGACATAAGGTTCTGGCACCATTCCAGAATCTGCTAGTGGGCCTTTGTAGTCCCTAGCACCAGGCTCATCATTTAAAGATGTAACTTCTATAGGTTCTGGATCTGGTATTGGATCTTGGCCTGTATACGAAATAGCTTCTTCAAGGGCATCAGTAACAGCTTCTGGCTCAGCAGAAATAGGATCAAAAGGAAGTTCACCTATACCTTTAATATCCTTCTCATCTTCTGTACCAAATAGACGTGTCCACATCCCTGGACTATCCTCCATTGAAATCTCTAAGAGATCTGCATACTGACCTCGTTCTGACGCTCCAAGGGTTTCATCATTCATACGTCTTGTAATTTCTTTCTCAACCTGCTGACGTTGATGCCACATTGCTGCTTTTACAGCCACACCAAAGAAAGGGTTAATCATAGCAGCACCAATACCTACTGCATCACCAGTAACACTTTTTTGGTCTTCAACCATAGCCTGTAATTCACTGGATGACAACTCCTTATAGTTTAGCCCCTTTGATACAGATGTATCCATAGTAGAATCACTATTATCTTCCCTCACATCAGCAGCCGTAGTAACAGCGCCTCCTGTAGAAACAGGATCAGGTTTTGGCTCTACATAAGTGTATCCCTGAGGTATAGCTGACATAGGCATACCATTGAAAAATAAGATGTTAATGATATTTCCTGTTGAGTTTACGTACTCACGAGTCTCCATACCAGTAGTGCCTTGATTACCTGAAGAAGAAAGTACGCCAAGAGCAGCACTGGAGTCTACAACGCCACCTTCTGCATAACCATCTACAACTTCAAAGTCTGAATCATCAAACATGATATCAAGATCATCTTCAGGTTCAACAACTTCCATACCTTCTACAGGCTCACCACCAATGCGTCCATTAGCTTCCATCTGTTGAAAACCCATTTTAGCTTGCATACGTAAGTCTTCAAAAAGCTTAACACCAAAGAATCGTACAACGTCAGCAGGTACAACATATTCACCCTCACTTAACTGAGCAGGAATGTCATCTCGTACTTCTTCTGGCATGGAGCCAATAGGTACTTCGTTACCTGATACAGGGTCTACACGTTCACCTGCGTCACCGAAGGCCATTTCCATTTGTTCATCCATTACTGCTCCGCCCTCTGCATATCCTGTGTGTTCAAAGTCTAGTTTTGCATTACGGGCTAAGACTAGCGGCCCTATCTGTATTACTTCGCTTGCTTCACGTATTGGTACGTGTTTATTCTCACCCGCACGAACATAAAAGCCGCCCTGCCTACGAGGGTCAAAACCTACCTGCGTCCACTCTGGATCGTTAAGATATTGTGCTGCTTTGACACGAATTGAGTCAACATCTAAGTCTTGTACTATCCCATCAACAGTAGCATAGCCTGTTTTCTCATGTGTCTCAGGTGTGTATTCAGGGTCAGCCTTACCCTTACCTATCTTCTCACTTTTACCTTGCGAAGCTCTAAATACTACAGGTTTACCATCTGCGCTACCGTAATGTATAGCCTTGGCATATACTGTACCTTTCTCCCCCTTAGGAGACTTGCCTGCAACGATCCAAGTGTCATAATCTTTATAAGCAGGTATATCTAAACGCCCTAGAAAGCGTTGACCAACAGCTAAAGCAGACTTAACTACTCCTAAGTTTTCAGCCGCTTCTTCTGACACCACAAAGAAACCCTCCTTTCTCTGATTAGGCTTTAGTGAGAATACAGTAGCTTTATCAGAAGGTTCTCTTGGAAGCGCATCCCACGGGTCAACAGGCTTAAACTGATCTACATTCTTTAAGTGCTGCTCTCTAGTAATCTTACCATCAATAAGATCCATTGTAGAGCTTTCTAACTCAGGTGTACGTACTGTCGGGTTAACATCACGTGAGTCTTTTACAAACTTCTTAGTATTCTTTTGCCATGTAGCTGCATCAGGTGCTTCGTCTAGCTGAGCCATACGTGCATCATATTCTATGTTAGATACTTGTTTATTTGCGGCAGTTAAGGCATCTGCTTTACGGAGCATACCTTTAGCAACAGGTGCTGCACCCGGAATAATACCCGCAGCTTCAACTGCAGCCATACCTAGAGCTTTTAGATAGTTAGGATCTTCCTTACTTAGCTCATCCTTAATATCTGAAACGCCTCTGACTACACCAACAGGAGTGAAGTCTAATCCTGCTTCCATCATTTGAACGCTTAAAGGGTCGCCTACGTTCTCGTAATCATCACTAAACTGAGGAGCACCCGGCGCTACTTCTGCACGTTCTTCGTCTGTCATATCAACAAGGCGTTTACGATAGTCAGCCATTTACTTTGTCCCTCAAGTACTGTAGTTGCCGTAGAGTACGTATAGCACCCTGATGTCTGTATAGCTCTGCTGTATCTGTAACACTCTCCATGCTACGATGTTGTAATGAAATGCACTCATCAACCTCCTCAATAAATGCATCCCATATCTGTTTATCATTTACTAGCTTTTTAAGCGACATTACCAGTAAACCCTTGTTCACCTGGTGTAGGGGCTGTACCTACGCCTATCTGAGAGCCACCACCTCCTGAGGTATCCTGTACTCCCTGTGGAGCCTGTCCTTGTGGTTCTGGGCTACCCTGGGGCATGTTTACACCTTCTGGGCCTGTAGGGGCCGCTGGTGGTTGCTGGAAGCCTTTTAAGATCTCAGCCTGAATAGCTGCATCACTCATAGAGTTAGTAACTTTATCTGGGTCAAGATCCATAGACTTAGCAATCTCACGTATAATGTAATCCATCTTAGCAAAGGGAGCTAGTACTGGATTCTGGGCAACCTGCAAGAACTGCATCAATCGTTGTGACCTTACTTCATTAGCCATTAAGCTTTCCGTACCAGAAGCATGTACCTCTAAATCACCACGAATAGACTTATCGAAGTCAAACTGCATATTAAATGAGAAGAAAGCTTTTCCTAGAGGGCGTACTAAGTAATCATCCACATTCTTAACTACTGTTCTAATAGAACCATTAGCAGCAGACATAAGCATAGAAATACCAGAAGCTGTACGCCCAACGCCAGATACTCCGGTTTGGCCGTGAGCAAAACTAGGGAATCCAGTACTTTCATCTGCTAATACACGTGCCTTATCAAAGAGTTGCATGTTCTCTTGTGCTACGTTGGGGAACTTGGTTCCGAAGATTCCTTGACCAGGTGCACCCCCCTGACGCCTAAACACCTTGCCTGGGTACACAGATAGGTCTTGGCCTGGAACCATGTTAGTCTCATCGACTTCAATAATAAGATTACCAGATAGAGCAGCATTGTCAATAGCCATACGCATAAAGCCATTCATTAATGTCTGTGTGTCATCCATGTTCTCAGCAATACCTACACCAAAGAAGCTGTAAGGGTTATGCTCATAAGGTACAGCGTAGTAAGGAATACGTGTAGGTTTGAAGGGGTTTAGTACAAAGCGTAGTACTTCACCGTTACATACCCATACGTTACAATTTACTTCATCTAAACCCTTTAGAGAGCTAGGAATATCTACACCATGCTCTTCTAGTACGTCTACGTCTACAAAGCCCCAGAACTCTAGCACTTCCCAACGCTCGGAGGAAGGCTGTGTATCGTCATCCTCCATAGTCATTTCCCAGTACTTCTGGATATAGTCTGGGCCTTTATCAATAGCCATACCAATAGAGTCAGCCATGAAGTAAGGACGCCCTTTAAGCGCACGTAACTGTGTACGTGACATCTTGTGACGTTCTACAACATACTCAGCGTCATTCATAGACTTAGCTTCTGGGTCAGGATAGAAGTCCCATACAGAAACATGGCTACACTCTGGTACAGTTTTAACTAGAGGGTCATATTCACCACTTTCATCCCAGTTAGGGTATTCTTTATCTACAGCGAATGGGCCTTTCATGACACCCGTGCCAAGTAGAGACATCTCAAACGCCATAGATCGTAGATGTGTAGAAGCGCCAGACTCTTGTAGTTGGTCATGTATCTTCTTTTCCATCTTTTTAGCTGCTACCATAGCAGGATGAAATGATACGGTTGTAGGCGTAGTACCGTCACCTTCTACAATCTTATCAGATACAGCATCTAATTTATCCTCAAAGGGACCAAGCCTATTAGAGAGATCCATAAGGGTCTCACCTGGATTTAATTTAGTATCACCATTAATAAGATAGGGTGTTCCAGGTTTCTTCTCAACGGCACTATTAATAGCCTTTCCTGCAGCTGTTGCATTAGGGTCTATATTGATGTTTAGCGATTCAGCTACACCATCTGGTAATACAGAAGGATTTACTGATAGAGGAAACTTGTTGTTTCCAAATAGTACATCAACAATCTGACCATAAGCTGCTAACGTCTTAGTCTTAGTAACCTTTACAAATACACGTGACTTTTCAGTGTCTGTAAATTGAACATCCTTACTATAAAGACCACGGTAGTTACGGTATGCCCTGAGCCACCTTTCCTCATCTGCATAACGAGCATCTTCAGCACGTTTGTAGCGTTCATTTACAAAAGAAACTACACTAGACTTTTCTTCAAAGATGCTGTCTTTGCTGTTTTCTGCAGCTATAACTTCATCTGTTTCAAACATTTCTTCTTGTTCTGCCATTGTTAATATCCAAATGAGGGATCACTAGCTTGAAAACCAGTGCGTTGTTTTGCTGGGTTATAATCCCATATGCTGCTACGTGGACGTGTCATAATACCATATCTTAAAGCATCATATAGGTGATCCTCTGCGTGAGTATCAACATCTTCTGGGTTCTTCTTGTCCAGAGGAATACTAGGAATCTGTGCAATTGTATTTGTGCAGTTATCCATAAATACTAGTTGTGGCTTCTCAGTAAAATCATCTACCTTTAGCCGCCTATGTATTTCGTTCTTACCTGCGACACGTGAACCTCTTGACCTGTCAGATGGACGCCAACGGCACCCTTTCATATTCATCTGCTCTGCCAAGCTAGGTCCAGTGTCGCCACGGTTGTGCCATAAAGAACTATCCAGCACCCCGTATCTCATTGTACCATCTTTTGCTTCTGCTTCCAAGATAAGATCTGCTAAGTCAGAAGCTGTAACTTTAGAGACATACATCTCACGGTACACAATTACTTGTTCGTCAGGTGCTACAGCAAACCAGAGAACACCAGTGTAACTACCATAACCGTAATCGCAAGCCCTAAACTTTGCCCAAGAGTCAGGTATCTCGAAGTGCTCCACAACGTGTATCTTGCGATCAAACTCTGGAAAAGCTGCACCTTCATTAATATCCCAGTTACCTTCGAGAAGCTGCTTGCGCTGATGCTCAGGAAGAGAGAGAAGCATCGCTTCATAGTCTCCCGCTTCTGCCAAGTATGGGTTATCAAAGAGCGAAGCTGGGATAAAGCGCCGTTTAAATAGGGGCTGACCTTCTTTGCTGTGCCCTTTAGGGAAGGTAATTGTTTCACTAGTTTCAATGTTCGTTGCCCAAAAGGCTTTACCTGCTCTTTCAGGGTCAATAAACATCTTCTTAACCCAAGCATGACCGCTTCCTCCAGGGTTTGTTGTTGCTCTCATATACAAGCCTAGGTCTTTAGAATGTGCAGACCTCAAGCGTGACCTCATATAATCCCAAGCGTAAGGTGAAGTCCATTGAGTAAGTTCGTCAAATCCAATCCAGTTAAAAGCCTGACCTTGATAACGTGTAACATCTGTGTCCTTATCCAAGTATGACATCCAGAGGCGACCACCTTGAGGTGATGTCCATTGAGACTTACGCTCTGACCATTTAATGCCCGGAATAGCACGGGGATATAGCTCCTGAGACTTTTGTATTAGTTCCCTTAGTTCTTCTGTTGTGTGACGTACAAGTAGGCCACTAAAGTTAGGATCGTTCAAACCATGTAGAGGGTCAGCTAACATAGCGTAGGATTTGCCACCACCAGCTGCGCCACCATAGAGAACCTCACGTTCTGACGAACTAAGGAAGTGCGTCTGGGGGCCGGGGTTTGGCTTGAATACTACATCCTGAGCCTCTTCTACATCATACTCAGGTGCTTTGACTTGTGCAGGAACAGTCTCTACTTTGGGGGTGGCGACTGCTTCAACTGTCTCTGTCAATTTCTGCGTATGCCCCGACCCCTTTGGTTTCGAGCTTTTCGATTTCCTCAAGGGTTTCTTTGAGCCACTTGGCAAGCTTGCGCTTAATTGCAGCTGCTTTTCTACGTTTCTGCTCAATCTCAACTCTTTTCTTTAAACCTGTATGGCCTATTTCACGGCCTGTCTCTTTACTTAACCAGTGTGCTACTGCACGATAACTATACTGCTTAAGGTGTCGTTTAGCAAGCTCTAAAGCTTCTAACTCAGATTCAATGGGTACGAGTAACTTATCGTTGTCGGGGTGCAGTTCATAGCCAAAAGGTATACGTCTTGTTATCCTGACTATAGTATGCCATTTCTTGTTGTGATCCTTTGGCGGTAACGGTAACTGCCAGAAGCCTAAATCTCTCTCAGGTACTATTCGTTTGAACCTTCTTTTGGTGGCAGATAGAAGATGCCTCCGCCAGATGTTACGTCTACTTTGTCTACCTTACCAAGTCCTGCACGATCAAGCAAGTCTTTTGCTGCTACCATCTTCTCTTTAATGCCTAGCTCTGTTGGGTCATACAAAGCACCCACCATAGCCATAGCAGCTTTAGGGGCGGTACGTGCAAAGTATGTACGTGTCTTCTCACCAATCTCATCTTTCAGAGATTCAACTATAGCAGATGTACTTGATGCAGCGTCATAGCCTGCTAACTTCTTAGCTGCTACAGCATCTCCACCAGCTTCATCAAAGAGTACCTCTAAGAAACGCTGTTGTTTATCAGTTAAAGCTCTAGCCATATTTGATCCTTACCACTTACCTTGTTTTAGTCCTGTGAAGTATAACACAACTATCAGTAAACCTACACCTGCAGCTAAACAAAAAGCAACTATCACACCATTTATACAGTTATCTATAAATTCTTGTTTCTTGTAGGCTTCTTCCTTACGGATACGCCTCATACTAGCCTCGATACTTAGTACCTCCTCCCAAGCAGATGGCCCGTAAGTCCATGATATATGGTCTTTTATTTCCTTACGCATCTGCTCCATCTTCTTTTTCTGGGCAAATATCTCAATAGCGTTTGAACTATTGTCACTCATAAACTTGTAGAAGGGAGGGTTCTTAGATTTATCCTCTGCGTACTGGAAGTCACTGAAAGCACTTCCCCATTTAGCTAAAGTTCCACTCATCTCTTGGATATCTTTTCCAGCACTAATACCTTGTTTTAAGATATTAAAAGCTGAAGTTGCGAGGCCAACAGCTGTAATAGGATCTATCATTTTACCTTGCCATATCTCTATGGTCACGATTTATGTAACGTAGCTCACTCTCCATAACGGCTATACGTTGCTTTAGCTTATTAATCTCACCAATAGCTGAAGTCATAGATGCAAGTTCATCCCATAATTCTTCTATGTCACCCCATACATATTGTATTTCTACACCATTGCCTTCAACATCACGCTTAAGATTAATGTTATCTTCAATAGCCATACGTGAGCCTAGCTGACTAACTGTCTCTTCTAGGTTGGAGATAGTAGATGCCTGTTGAGACACCCACCATACACCACCTGCAAGTTGAACAGCCATAGCAGCTACAAGAGCTATGGGTAGTTTTACATTTTCCACAGTAGCTCTCCTACCTACTTGAAACTTTCTGATACAACATTGCGTATATCTCCACGTGCTATACCAATATCATGTAACTCTTTGTCTGACATGTTAGTGAGAATCCAGTAATCAGCACGAGCTTGTTGTGCCTTTTGTAAGCTTGTTAAGAAGTCTGTGAATGTTTTGACGATAAGTGCGATCATTGTTGTGTTTCCTATGTTAAGCCTAGCTTCATTGCTAGGGACGTACATAGTTATACACAGATGTCAGACAGTTACCTCTACTAAGTTTGCATACCCGTTATTCGTTACTAAGTAGGCTGCTTTCTAGCAGCATTGTAAAACTGTCTAACGGATATAAACACTTCTAGACTGTTACTCGCACCGTCAAAAGCGGAGATGCTATCTCCTGCATGTAGGTGTATTCTATCGGAAGTAACTATGTTGTAGGCATCTTTACCCGGTACAGATTTATCATTTAAAATGTGATGGTATGTATTTGTATCTGCGTGATACCACTGCAGTGTAATGTTTTGTACTGCAGTAGCGCCATTACTTACATGCAAGAAGTCTATAGTGGCATCATGAAAAGGAGGACACGTATATATAACATCGGCACTGGCTCCACCTGCAGTAGCGGTAACAGTTATAGCTGCTGTATCTGTAGTGAAGTTAATATTCGTAGACATTACTCGTCAACCCACGCTTCATTCTCTGGTGTGTTAGGGTCATCCTTAACGTAGTGACCTTTAGCTGTACGAGCACGTTTCTTACCCTTAGGTGCTGCAGCCTTCTTAGGCTTAACAGCAGCAATAGCAGCTGCCTCACAGATAGCATTAACGTTAGGGTCTTTACTCTGTACGTTACCATAGTTGTCTTCACCAGCAGACTGGTTACCCATAGAGTCCCACACGTAGCCATGCTCATCTACACGGTAGCCCTTAGCTTCCAGTGCTTCTTGGTATTTGTGATAATACTTCATTACTTGCCCTTCTTAATGGGACGTGCTGCTGGGTTGGATGCACCACAGGCTAAACCGCCATCAGCATAGCCCATCTTCTTCTT